GTATCCGCCTGCCCTCCTCGGTCCTGATGGGCACGTTCTGAAGATTAGGCTCGGCGCTGCTCAGCCTCCCTGTCTCAGTGCGGGTGGTCTTCAGGGTCGTGTGTACCCGTGGAACCCCCTCTCTGTCCATCCTCGCCCACTCTTGGAGGGCATCGGCATACGTCCCCTTGTACTTGGCCGCCCGCCGGTACTGGAGGATGGGGGCGATGACGGGGTGTGGAACCTTCTTCAGCTCCTGGTCGTCTGTACTGGGGAGGCCCGTGGGGGTCTTGCGCGTGACCGGGTAGCCGAGGCGGCCGTAGACGAGTTCAGCCACCTGCTTCGACGACGACGGGTTGAACGCCTGCTCGACGATGACCGCGCACCGGAGAGCGGCCACCTGCATCTCCCTGCCGTAGTGCTCCGACAGTTCCCTCAACCGCTCAAGGTCCACCGCCACCCCTGTCTCCATCATCTCTCGGACCACCGGCAGGGTGGGGATGTCGATGCCCTCAAGGACGTACCCCAGCCCCATCTCCCGTATCATCGGCAGCATCGCCCGGTAGACGCGCAGGGTGGCGTCGGCGTCCCGGCAGGCGTAGTAGACGGCCTCGGCTCGGGGGATGTCGGCGATGGTGGAGTCGGGCATCGGCCCCAGTTCCCGCTCAACCGGCCCGCGCACCTCCTGATAGATGCCGTGCCATCTTGCCCACGGGTCCACGTCGGGCTTCTCAGCGTGATCCTTCAGTATCCGGGCAACGTACCGGGAGACGTGCCACGGCTTCCTCTCACGGGTCTGGATGCGCCCGGCCTTGTTGTCCCACTTCGTCTCCTCGATGGCCGGCGGGTCCGGCCACTCCCGCTCCGCCACCCGAGCCAGGTACTTCAGCGCCTTCTCCTCCCGGCCGGGGCGGACGACCTCGGCATACGACTTCATCTCCATGCCGCAGAGACGGGAAGCCAGTTCCTTCAGCCCCTGCGGCAGGCCGAGGAGGTACGCGGCGACCTGGGTGTCCGTTACCCGGCAGCGGGAGAGGTCGATGAACCGGGAATCGTAGAGGTAGTTGTGTACGATGACGTGGGCACCGTCGGGGACGCGGAACTGGTCGACGAGTTCAGGGCCGACGAAGTGTGCTATGCCGCCGTACAGGGAGAACTGAGCTGACCACAGCTCTTCGGCTACAGTTTCCGCGTCCAGTGCGACAGGTCCCAGCTCTGGCGGAGCCTGTAAGAGGTTTCGGACGTTCTCAGCAGTTGGTATGTCCCGGTAGATGGGGTCCGGGTACTCATCCTCCACTACCAGACTCTCCGGGTCCTGTCCCTGAACCAGCTTCCCGAGCACCCGGAAGTCGTCGTAGATGTGCCGGAGGATGGAGGTTTCGTGGAGGCCGGCGGCTGGGTGGTACATGGGGAGGAGGAGCAGGTCCTCGCGGACGATAGGCTTCCCGTGAAGGTGCTCGACAGTGCCGGCCTCCGGACCGACCCACTCCTGTATTGCCGATGCCCCCATCAAGGCAACGATAGATGGCCGGACGTGCAGGGTGTACTCGTCAGACAGCCAGCGTCGGCAAGCGGTCCTCTCATCCTTCGTCGGTGTCCGATTCCCCGGCGGGCGGCACTTCACGACATTGGTCACGTACACCTCGGACCTCTGCAAGCCGGCCATCGGCAACAGAGCATTGAGCAGTTTCCCCGCCTGACCGACGAACGGTCTCCCCAGCCTGTCCTCGTCCTTGCCCGGGGCCTCTCCTATGAGCATGACGCGCGCAGGCGTGGGGCCTTCGCCGGGGACGGGGGCGGTGCACTGCTGCCGGAGGGGGCAGGCGGTGCAGGAGCGGACGGCGTCAGCCAGCATCGTCATTCCGGTACTCCCTTCCCTCTCAGCGCCGTGTATACCCTCTCGGCGGTCCTCTTCCCGATCCCCGGCACCTCCACCCACTCCTCGACCTCCGCCCGCACCATCTCCTCGACCGTCCTGAACCGCCTCGCCACCTCTTCCGACCTCCCCCACCCGATGCCGGGAAACTCCTTCGCCACCCGCCTCACGAGTCCGGGCATCGAGATCAGGCTCGCCCTCGGCGGCGGCGGGGTGAACACCTGCTCGAGGCTGTGGTGGTCCTCCGGCGGCTTCTGGTACAGCGCCCACAGCCCCCGTATCTGCGCGGCCGTCTCCTTCACGTTCTCCGTCCGCTTCACCTGCACTCCGCAGAAGAGCGCCACCTCGTCGAGGTACATGTCCAGGCGGGAGTAGGCGACCTCGGGCAGCGCGGTTCTCCACCTGCCTCCGCCGCCGGTCGTCTCCAGCATCCCGTCCCTCCCGGGCCTGATCCTGCCCTCGATTATCAGCGCCATGCGGGCGAACCCAGCATCCGCCGCCTGTCTCAACTGCTGCATGTACCGGCCGTCGGTCATGCACTTGACGATGTCGGGTATCTTCTTGCGCTCGACGCAGATGCGGATGTCGGCGCCGGATTCGTCGATGCCGTGAAAGACGCAATCCCCGTGGGGTATCGGCACCCGGATGGCGAAGGAGCCCAGCGCCTCCACCAGGTCACGATCATTGTTGGCCGTGGTCGCCCACACCTTGCCGTTGCTCACGCCGGCGCCACCCCGTGTATCTGGTTCAGCAGGAACTCGAAGGAGCAGTTCGGCCCCACCAGGTGCCTGCCCATGAGCTCCGGCCGCTGCCTGCATTTGGTCACGAACGCCGAGAACTGCGGCCCGGCCTCCGTGTCCTGCCGGACCATCTCCATCGTGATCTGCACCGTGTACCCGGTGTCCGAGAACCCGGCCGCCTCGTAGCGGTCGGTGCGCTGGTTGTTGACCCACACGGGCTTCAGCTTGTTTATCAGGACCGTGTTCATCGAGGAGTCGTAGGCCAGCCGCAGCATCTCCCGCCACTCCTTGTTGACCTCGACGTAGTTGTGCGGCATCACCTGGGTCAGCTTCCCCAGCCGGGCCAGCCTCGCCAGCTCCCACGCCTCGGTGGCCGTGTCCAGCACCACCGTCCCTCTCCCCAGCCCGTAGGCCGCCTCCCACTTGCCCTTGAAGTCCTCCCAGAGATCGACGTAGGTCTGCTGCATGTCGTTGGACTTCGGCACCCGGACGGTGTGGACGAGCACCTGCTTCCGCGGCACGGGTACTCCTGAGACGGTCGCCGTCCCCTGCTGGAACTTCTCCACCACCCCCTCCGTACCGATGTCCACGTTGTAGTAGACGACGGGATCCGGGGCGGTGAGGGCGCAGTGGGTCTTCCCCGTGCCCTCCTTGCCGCAGATGTGCGCGACCAGCCGCCTGGGTGGGAGTTTCGGGGTGTCGTCGAAGCCCAGGTTCTTGAGCTGCTCGACGGTGATCGTAGGCGTCGTCATGTCTTTGGTACTCCTGTCACTCTCTCCACGTTGCGGCCCAGCACGCCGCGCCGCAGACCGCCAGCGTGACGAACGCCAGCGCCCAGCAGAGGAACGTCGCAGGGCTAGCCATCATGCCGCCTCACAATTGCGGATGCTGGAACGGTGTGTAGAATGTGGCACTGCCACCACTCCCCTGTCTCAGGGGCAGCGTCCTCCGATTCTGGTTGGTACGGGTTGTAAGGCAGTTCAACCTCCAGAACGACCGGCCCACCAACCGCTTGGGCATCCTTCAGTTTGACAGCGAACCAAGAGTCTGGACGGAAACCCTCAGCTTGAATAGCGTCGGCGTTCTCCGCTGTCGTACCGTGATACCAGGTCCATGTCGTCGCAGGGCTAGCGGGCATCACCATTCTCCGCGTGGGTCAGGCATCACGTCTCCCCCTCGCGGCTGCCAGCCAGAGCCTCACGGAGTTCGTCGGCGCAGTTCTTCTTAGCAGCTCCCCATCCAATCCTCCCGACGCTTGATCCTCGCTGCCCAAGAGGATGCCTCATATACTCTTCGTTACTCGTCCACTTCTCCACCAGCGCCTCCAGCGCGGTGAGGGTGTGCAGGGCTGCGTGGGCTGCATAGATGTCCTCGATTGGCACCTCGTAGTAGCCCTCGGCGGGTGGGCAACCCATTGCCGTCATATTCTCCACGGCGTAGTCGAAGGTGTTTTTCTTACCCATCATCCTTCTCCTCCTTC